GAAACCAGTTCAACAAGTATTTGCATTAGTATTAGAAAAGATGGATTCTTTTAAAAGAAAGAAAAAAAATTTTGAAATGAAAATAGCTACACTTAGAAATACATATGATGACCCAGATAAACTTGAAGATAAAATTAATGATCTTAAAAATAAAGAAGTGAAAATATTATTATTCGATAAATATCTCCGCGAAACTGATAATAGAAAAAATAATATGAAAAATATTACTTCATTCTTTATGTAAATCAAACTCCCAATCATCCATTAATCCTCCTGACATTATAGATGGAACATATGATGGTGGATTTATATCTCTTCTAATTAACTCCAATTTTTCATTTTGAGAAACACTATTAGATTCTAATAATAATAATAATTTTTTATTATTAAATATTTCTTTTATTTTATATAATCTCTCTACTGAATCATCTGAATGATTAAACTCTACTTCATTATAACCACCCTTATAATCTAAATCATCTTCTAATAGTTTGGGAAATTGTGTAGAAAATATTGACGACTTTATTACATTACTTTTATGTGGTGAATTATTTAAAATATATAACCCTAAAGTTACTAGTATCTTACTCATTAATATATATAAAATATAATAATTTTTATATATATTGTTTATGATTTAAATGTTAATAAATTACTAACGGTCCATGTTCCTATACCAATCCACATAGTATAAAGGATATTTCCTGCTTCGTATATTACCCATCTGAAAGCAGTACAATGTGGAGCCATTGTCATAAATGGAGAAATAAATATACCATACCATGTGTTAGGAACACAATAATAAACATATAATTGTGAACAAATATAATGTAAAAATATCCATCCTGAATAAAATAATATTAATGGTTTTATCGAAGTTAAGAAATTATATATAACTACTTTATCAATCATATAATATTATTAACAATAACTTTAAATACATTTAAATTATTGTTGGCGATTTGGAGGTTGATTGAAATTTCTTAACATTTCACCTATACTGGACGCAGAGGCAGATGATATTGTGAATCCACCTGCTGGTGTTTCAAAAGAATATTCTAAATTTAATCCTCTATTATCTAAGTCATTAAGAGACAAATCTGAAACAGATGATAATTGATTATTTAATGTCCGTGACAACTGAGAACTTATTACATTTATTAATTCATTCATTGCTGGAGATTCTGAAGTAGTAGCAGAACTTTGTTCTTCACTAGATTCATCTTGAACATCATCGTCTTCTTGAACATCAATATCGTCATCATCTTGAACATCGTCTTGTTGATTATTAGATATATCATTTATAGGTGTATAATTTCTAATATCATATCTACAAACAGGACATAATACACTACGTGTAAACCAACTATTTATGGCTTGTTGTAAAAAACAATGACCACAACCTCTTAATCTAATTATTATATCAGATTCTATAAATTCTCTCTGTGTAATAGGACACATATTATCATTAGAAGAGTTTGCTATTGATAATGGAATTGTTTCAGATACTCTTTCTATTTGACTTGCTGAAGGTCTTACAACTACAGGTGTTAAATTATTAAAATCTTCGTTTGTAAATGTGTTTGGAAAAAATGCTCTTAATAAATCATTAGAATTAGCATCTAATTCTGTTAATCTTGTTGGTGTATGTGACCTGGTTGTTTGTGTAGTCCTATTAGAAGGTCTAGTGTATGATCTATAGCTATTGTTCAAAGGTCTATTGTTCAAAGGTCTATTGTTCAAAGGTCTATTGTTTGAAGGTCTATTGTTAATACTATTGTTATAATTTGACATCTCTCTAATTAGAGATTCTGGTAAGGGATTTCTGGGATTTATATGTTCATTATTATTAAAATTACGAGACCTGTTAGTATTATAATTTCTAGAATAATGTATTTGATATTCTAATATCTCTCTTAGACCAGACTCTAATGTTCGGATGTTATTATTCAATTGAACATATGACTGGACACTTGATTCTAACATATTATCATACATAGTTAACATTCTGTTAATAGTAGTTCTATTAAAATTCTCTTCGTTATTTTCCATTATACAATTATCATATATATATTTAAATAATAATAATAATTAGTTTAAACATTATCCACTATATAAAAGTAATATGTCAGGAGAAGGATTATCAGGATTAGCTAATTTAGGTAATACATGTTTTATAAATTCATGTATGCAAGTATTAAGTCACACATATGAATTAAATGATTTTTTAGATAAAGATGATGGAGGTTACAAAAATAAACTCTCTGCTTACCATAACAAAAAATATTTATTAGATTCTAAATTATTAGTTGAATGGGATAATTTAAGAAAGTTAATATGGCAGAAGAATCAATTAATTTCGCCAGGTGGATTTGTAAAAGCCATTCAATATGTAGCAAAACATAAAGACAAGGATATTTTTACGGGATACGCTCAAAATGATTTACCTGAGTTTTTGCTATTTATTTTAGAAACATTTCATAATGGTATGAGAAGAGAGGTGGATATGGTCATAAAAGGAAATGTTAAAAGTAAAAAGGATGAAATGGCAAAACAGTGTTATGAAATGATGAAAATGATGTATAGTAACGAATATTCTGAAATATTGGATATTTTCTACGGTATTCATGTATCTAAAATTGAAAAAGATGGAAATGTTTTAAGTATGAAACCAGAACCCTATTTTATTATTGATTTACCTATTCCTTATTTTAAAAATAATGGTAGTGAAATGCGAACCAGTAATATCTATAATTGTTTTGAACAGTATTGTCAAGGTGAAACATTAGAAGGTGAAAATGGATGGTTAAATGAAAAAACAAATGAAAAAGAAGATGTTGATAAAAAAATAGTATTTTGGAGTCTTCCAAAAATCCTAGTATTAGATTTAAAACGATTTACACCAACTGGAAAAAAAATTCAATCACCTATTAACATTGAAGATGAATTAGACTTAAGTCAATTTGTTGAAGGTTATGAGAAAGATAGTTACAAATATGAACTATATGGTATTTGTAACCATAGCGGAGGGACATTAGGAGGACATTACACAGCGACAGTTAAAAATAAAAATAATGAATGGTATTTATTTAATGATACAAATATTTCAAAAATTAATAATTTTAGTGGGGACAATAATACTTCTGGTTATTGTCTTTTCTATAGAAAAAAATTAAATAAATAATTAATATATATAAATAATGATATTATCTTATGATTCAGTATTAGGTGTTCCCATAGTTGAAAGTTCTGGAGAAAATACAAGTAATAGCAATAGCAATAATATGGGTATTAATTTAGGTGTTCCAGCGCTCTTATTATTAGCTGTAATTATAATATTATTTGTAACCCTATTTTCTACTTTAGGAAAAAAAGAAGGTTCGTCTGAATCTATTAGTAATACTTCTGGAAAAATTTTAACAGTTTTACTTGGTGGTGTGGTTATAGCTGTTATATTGTTAAATGGTTTACAATACTTTTTTAATATTAATTTAACTGCCCAGTTAAATAATTTATTTACCACAACTCCATCAATCGATCTTACTGTTGCTCAACCTGGTACTCCAAATCAAGACATTGCTCCTGTTCCAGAAATTAAAATTAAGGAACAAGTATATCATGTTCCAGGTAATAAATTTACTTATGATAACGCGGGTGCCTTATGTAAAGCATATGGTGGAAGATTGGCTACATATAGTGAAGTAGAAAACTCTTATAAAAATGGTGCTGAATGGTGTAGTTATGGTTGGTCTGATAGACAATTAGCACTATTCCCGACACAAAAAGATACATGGAATTACTTACAAACGATTGAAGGTCATGAAAATGATTGTGGTAGAGCTGGTATTAATGGTGGTTATATTGCTAACCCTAATGTTCGTTTTGGTGCTAATTGTTATGGATACAAACCCAAGATTACACAAGAAGAAAAGGATTTAATGAATACACAACCTTTATACCCTAGAACTTTAAAGGATATTAAAGAAGAAAAATTGGTAGATTATTGGAGACAAAAAATACCTGATATTTTAGTGGCACCATTTAATAAAAATGTATGGAGTCTTATCTAATATCTAAATAATATCCAACACCTTTATCATCTTTTTTAAAGACATATCCCTTTTTCGAACCAATAAATGTGTCACTAGAAATAAATTGTTCTTGTTCTTTTTCAGATTCAAGTTCTAGTTCTTTATTTTTCATTGTTTCTTTAATTGGATTTTGTGTCTTCTGAATATAAAAATACACACAAAACAAAAGAGCAATTCCTATGGATATTTGTAATATCATATACTTCTGTGTTTTATTAAAATTATACAAATAATATTTAATTCAAATTTATTCAATATTATTTTTTAACCTTTCGCGATTTTCTCTTTTGTTTTTCTTTCTTGGATTTACTTTTTCTAGCATATAATTTCTTATTATCTGGTTCGACCATATTTAATAATTTGTCATATAATTCTTCACTTAATTCTTCGTCATTATATTCATAATGAATTGATTTATTTTTCTGAACCTTCTTTTGAGTATAAAATAAACCAGCAGGAACCACTAAATTTTTAAAAGTATTCATTATATTTATATTACCACCTGTTTGGATATCCTTATTATTCATAGTTTCATTTAATAAATTAGATTCTATTTTAAATCCTCCTCCTCTTAAACATCCATTTTTATCAGTTGTAAACACAAAATCCTTATTAATATCTAAATCTGAATCCATATACATATTGTTAACATAAATTAATTATTATAAAAGCGCTTAATATCGGAATTATATTTTATTTCTCTCTTATCTTTTATATAATCCATTATTTGACCCACCTTTTCTTCATTATTAAATAGTTCCATTAAACATTTATCTAAGAAACCTAATGTTAATGGTGCTGTTTGTTTATTTGTAGCAAATTTTAATCTTCCATCACTAATTTTAATCGTAGATGATGAGAGATTATTATCATCCACAAAAGACATTATATTATCAGATAACTCATTTCTCTCGCCTTTTATATCTTTGGCTCTGTCGTTTAAAACTTTTAATTGACTATCCAAAGTAACCCATTTCTTTATATCTTCTTGAAATCCCTCCATAATTAATATATCTAAATATCTTTAAACGTATTAATTTAAATTAATGTTTTTTTGAAAATTTTCTTTTACTTCTTTTTTTTCTTCTAGACTTTTTTCCACCGGCTATTGAGTCTTCCCGTAACTTCCCATCAATTATATCATGTGTCTCATCCATCAATTTTTTTGTTTCACGCTGTGCTTCTCTAAGATCTTCTATAGATACTGGTTTACTATACCCATATGCTTCCAATATTGCTCTATATGGATCTTTGTTAACTTGACTGCTCTGTATTTCTCGTAATTTTATCATAAAATTTTTATTTTCAACATCCGATCTATCTTTCTCAATGCTAAATCTAGTGTAATCACTGCTAGGTGTTTTCAACATAATATCTATAGCTCTCATACTTTTTATATAATCGTAACTTTCTTTAGCCAATTTTAGGTCATTTTTTAATCTTACATCACCTGATTTTAAATTATTATATTTTGGATTGAATTTTCTTGAACTCGGAACATGTCTGTTTCCAAAACCCGGACTATCTCTACAATTACTATAATGTTCAATACTTTGCTTTCCTGGACACTCTATCCAATCAGCACGATATTCCCAGGCTGGTGTTGTAACAAATCCTTTAGGTCTGAATACTTTATCAACACTTCTAATAGCAAAATCTTGGGTTTCCATATAAGTTATCGTATGACTAGTGTCAAAATAATTATTTAATTCCACTAAAAAAGGTTTTAACCATCTTTCATTTTCTACAAAATTAAAATCGTCTTTATCTCTCTTGTCAACAGTTGACTTTTTATTAGTTGATACTTTTGACATTGATGTTCCGGAACCTCTTCTATTTCTTCTAGTATTTTTTCTTTTTCTTCGTTTACTTTTAGACTTTCTTCTTTTACTTTTTTTAGAACCTCCTTTCATTTTATCTTTTATATATCCACCTTTTAGTAGAAATTCTATCATATTATCTTTATTTTTAGGACCATCATATTCCGCAACTTTTTTCCCATTTTTTAAAATTACTATACTTGGAACATAATCTACATCACTATATGTAGCTGTTTTTTCCAGTTTACTCATCCCTGTAGGATCTATCTGGGCTAGAATCAAATCAGTATTATATTTATCATCAATATCTTTACACATATCATCCCATTCAGATTCCATAGCTATACAAGCTGGACATCCTGGACTAAAATATTTCGCAAATACAATATTTTGTTTATTTTGTTTATCGAATTCCAACGCATTAGTATCTTTGACATACACTATTTTCATATATATTTTTCCTATATTTTATTTTA